CGCGCGTTTTTGCCATGCCGCCGGTGATATTTCTGGACCTGCCACAAACAGTCGGAAACCGAATAGCTGGCTGCCGGATCGTTTGGAAAATCCCGGTACTGCCCCACAGTATAAAACTCGATGTGCTGGATCATGGCCGCCGAATACATGTCCAGCATGTAGCTCGCCGCGCCGAGGGTTCCTGTTTGCATGGTGCCATCCTTTCCTTTTAAATTTGGGTTATCCATTTTTTTACGCGTTCTCCTGGTCCGGCAGGTCCTGCTGCGGCCCGGACGGAATCGTTGCCGCGCGCATCCACGTGTCGATATTGTCCGTGTGCGCGCGCCAGGCCCCGCCCCAGTAAACAGCCGGAAACCCGCGCGCGATCAGATCCGGAAAAAGGTCCTTGCCCACCTTGGTGTAGCTGCAGATCTCGGTCTTTCCCCGCAAAATCTTGTTTGATTCAGACATGAACGTCCCTGACGCTTAGTAGTTGTCGATCCAGCCGGGCAGATCATATCCGCCGCCGGCCTCGGCCCGGTCCCGGCCGGTGCCGGCCCCTTTTTTAGCCGCTCGCACCTCCGGCGGCACCATCAAATGAATACCGCCCTCCGGCCATTCCGGGTCCGCAGCCGCGGCCGCATACACCTCGCAGTCCAGCCAGTCATTGCGGCGAGACCCTTTCTGCACCCACCGAAGCACCCCTTTTTCGTCTTCGCGCTTTTCCTCGGCTGTTATGTGAGCAAAATAATTGTCCCCGGTGCCGGCATGGAGATAGGCGGCCAGCTCCGCGCGCGCCACCGCCTGCTGCAGCCGGAAAAAAAACGCGTCCTTGAATTTCTCCGTGTCCAGGGTAAGGATCTGCAAGCCGCCGGGGATGGGTTTTCCGGAAGGCGTCTTGTCAAACGGCTTGCTCATCTTGATCTTGTTTGGCTGCGGCCATGACGCCCCCTGCACGCCCCAGCACCGGGCGCCCCGGCCGACGCCGTTTTTCCGGATCCAGAAATAGGCCTGCTCGGTCATGGACTGGTCCGAAAATTTTGAGCCGCCGGTGTCAATGGCCGCGCGCGCAATGGCCATGTGCCGCCCGGAGCCGACCACCGGGTAAGTGGTGGCAAACAGCAGGTTCTCGATGTCCTCCCAGGTGGCAAGTTTGCCGTGGTGGATCTTCCAGGACGTGTAATCCCTGGCCCAGGCGCGCACCAGGAAATAAAAGCCAAGCTTCTGGCAGTCGATGCCACATGTCAGGGCAATGGCGGACTCGGGCACGTATTGCGCGGGCAAATCCTCCAGCACCGCGGCCTTGAACTCGGTCTCAACCGGGGCCTGCACCACCTGGATATAGGGCCTGGCCGCGTGCTGGTTCTGAAATTCCTTGCGCTTGTCCAGATCCCCGGTGAGCGACTCCAGAAACACGGCCGCTGACTCGGACATGGACACCCAGGCGGTCTCCCAGGCCGGCAAATGAAAACCGATATTCTGGGGGCGGTGCACCTCCAGGTATTTCTCAAGGGAGAGCCCCAGGGGCGCGTCCCCTGATTTCTGGGCCCGCCAGTCGTTGTGTGCCATGGCCTTGTCCCGCAGGTAATCGTCCCACAGGCCGCCGCAGTGCGCGCACTCGTACCGGGCCAGCTGCTTGTTTCGCATCTCTTTTGCGTCCCTGCACTCAAAAAACCGGATGTTTTGGAACTCCATGCGTTGGTGCCGGCCGCAGAGCGGGCAGCGCGCCCACTGGTAGAAAACCACCTCCGCCTCATCCAGGGCCTTCCAGATCTCGCCCTGCTCGATGGTGGGGGTGGAGATCTTGAAAAACTTGGACACGGAGCGATAAGTGGTCAGCCGCTTGTCAATCAGCTGGATCGGGCCGGTCTCCTTGGATTTTCTGGACGTGTACTTGTCCACCTCGTCCGCGATCCCGTACTTGATGGGCTTGTTGCCCAGCCGCGCCGGGCTGGATGCCCAGGCCATGTAAATGGGCATGTGCGCGAGATTTATCCGCATCATGGCCTCGTCATGGCGCGATTTGGTCAGATACGAGCGCAGCCGGCGCGACGATTTGATCATCGGCAATATCCGGTCCCGGGAGTTTTCCTCCGCCGTGTCCTGGTCCGGGAACACGTAGAGCACCGGGCCCGGGTCCTGGTCAATGGCGCAGCCGACAAAATTATGCACCGCCTCGGTCACCCCGCTCTGCGGGCACTTGCACACCGACACCACGCGGACACTCGGAAACTGCGCCGCATCCATAATCCCTGCCAGATACGGCGTCACCTCGTTTCGCCACTGACCGGGCAGACTGCTCATGGTCACATACCGGTGCCGCTCCGCCCACTCGGACACCCGGATTTTCCGGCGCTTGCGCAGAATCTTCTTTTCCGCCCGGGAAAACTCAAATGAAAAAGAAAAACCTCCACCCGCATCGCTTATCTGATCACGCAGGGCACTTTCTATCCAAGGCGGCAAACTCTTGATATTCACATTAACAGGCGACGTTGGCAGAAAACTTGATCCAAAAGAATCTTCTTTTGAAATATCGAATAACGCCTGGTCGGCTGCCTGGCTCATTTAATCATCCTCAAACATGGTGTCGAAAATATTCGTTTTTGAAAATTCATTAAATAATTGGTAAATTTTTTCTTTTAGTTCGGCTTTAAACTCCCCTTCACGAGAAGGCTTTCCATTGACCTGACGAACCAACTCCTTTGCCTCCTTGTCAATTAAAGTAGTAAGGGCTTGAATTAAAACGGCGAGACGGGCGGCAAATTCCCGATAAACCATATCTGCTGGGATAAGCCGACCACTTTCTTTATCTATCTCTATTTGCTTTTGCTGGACCTCAAGCTCCGTCTTTTTCGCCTTGGCAATGGCCGACCGGCGGTGATACTCCTTGATCTCAAGATCCGAGCCCGCCTCCACGGTCTCCATGTGCTCCTTAACACCCGCCTCCGGGTGCTCCAGATACCGCGCAACCGACTCCATCTCCACCGTGCCGTCATCCTCCACCCGCAAAAGCCCCGCCTTGGCATCCTTGTAGAGCTTGGATTTTCGGATCTTATACCCCTTCGCTTTCAGCCACTCGACCACCGCCGTGCGGTTTCGGAAAGTGTGTTGGGATTTTAAGGTTAATTCAGTCATCAATTAAACAGCCTCATTTGCTCCGGCATTCTCTCTCCTTGCGGCATCAATCCAGCAATAACATTTGGTTTGTTGTTTGCTTTAAAAAAAGCCTGGGCAAAACCAACAGGGGTTTCACTCCGAATTTTCGATCGCTTTTTACTGGCTGGCAAAAGGTGCATTTTTGATTTTTCGATCGGTTCGACCGGACAAGGTTTAAGATTTGGGTTGAATCGCCCCCACAAGACAGTCCTTTTTGTGTATGGATCTCCATAATCACATGGATTGAAAACCAACCGACGATAAGGCTTTAACTCCGGGCACAGCTTCTCAATTCTTCCGATCGGATTTTCAAGCGCCCAGAATTTCGGTTTAAAAAGTTCAACCATGAGAACAACAATACGGGTAAGCGTCACCATGTAATCGGTTTCTGACTCAAAAGGCTCCCCGGGGCCGCTTCCCTGGGCGTCTTTCTCATACCACCACCTGGCACCGGAAGATGCAAAAGCAGTACATGGAGGAGCCGCCAACAAGCCATCAACGCTGCCGTCATTCTCTTCGTTGACAAAGTGATGAATTGTTGAAAATCGTTCCAGAATATCTCCCTCTATCTGTCCGTCCCATCGCAGCACCCGCCATCCAGCATCCATATACGGCCTGGACCAATTCCCGGAGTAATCATAAATAGAGAGCAAAAACGGCATCATTTTTTACTTACTCCTCATCATTCGCAGCATCACGACAGGGGGATGGCCAGGTTTTTACCTGGCCCGGCATCTGCAGCGGCTGATACCCGCAGTCAACCGGGCACCTGCCCTGCGGCCCCAGAACCCGTCGGCAAAACGGACACCGACCACGAAAATCCACCTGCAGCTGTTCGTCCGGATCCGACATAAAGATCGCAAATCCGAACAACGTGACCATGCTGCCGACAAAACACCCACAAAAAAACAAAACCATGAGACCACCCCCGTCTTAATCGTTCTCTGCGTCCGCTTGCTCTGCTGCCTACACCTCGTAATCTTTTTTTCCGATT